GTCACCTTGAATTATGTATGCAGGATATTGTGTAGTAGGAGCTGTAAGCATTGAATCCAATAGCATATACAACCTAGCGTTAGCAACCTTCTCCGCATCACCTAACCTTGTAGTACCATTAAAACAAGTAAGTCTACTAATCATGTAGAAATTAAAACCTGTTGTAACTAAAGACGGTACATAGTATTGATTTGTAGCAGGTGCAACCTGTACTAATGTATCATTGCGTAAGAAGCCTTCTAATACCTCAGCTATTGGATTCTCAATGTCAGCGTACTCCGTACCTGATAGTCGAGCATTCTCAGCATTAATTGTTTTATTGTAACTGCTATAGTACTCCTCATAGATTTCCATCTGTGCCTGCTTTGCAAACAAGTTAAAGTCAGATGGTGATATATACCCGTAGTTGTTTTTATTTAATACGGAAAGTACAGTATTTCTTACTGAGTTAATCATTTTAATCCTTTTTACAAAGATACATAAAAAACAAAAGGCGCCCAATGGACGCCTTATGACTTATGCAATGTAAAATAATTACATCAATTCTAAGTTGCTTTCTAACATTTTTAGAGCGTCTAGACCTTCTTTAGATGTGAAGTGCTCAACAAGCTCTGCGTATGGGTCTGCACCAAATGGTACATTCATCATCTTCTTTTTGTTAGATGGTGTGTTAAACCAAATCTCTTTATTTTGATTCTTGAATACAAGAAGTTTTTTCTCAAAGAATATTTGTACTGTTGACTGAGTGTTTAACATTGGGTCGTCAAGTAGATTAATAAAGTTAATCGGCTCATTCTTAGCAAATACCAAGATGTCGCGTTTCATCTCTGCTGTTGTAATCTTATCAGGACTAACATTAAATAGGATTCTGTACACAGTCTCCATTTGGTCAACGGTAAGTTCTTTAGCACGAATCAAGGCATCAACCTCGTGGTTGATTATCTCTAGTTCTTTAGACGCATCCTTCTCAAAGTTAATCTCTTCAAAAGAAATATTATTAAGTGGATGATAATTCAAGAACTGCTGTAGAACAGGATTTGTTTTTGGGACACTTAAAAATCCATCTTCAAAGATAATTGGCTCTACAATTGCATTGCCATCTTGCTCATCTTGAAATGGGCTTTTTTGATTTACCGCGTAGCGGATTTCTCTGTTGACACCATTCTCTTCATCCCACCAAAGTAATGGGTATCGGTCAGTTCCTCGAGATGGTAAAATGAATGATAACGGAGCTGCATCATTCTTAAGCTTGTAAATTTTATTTACGCTGATTGGTTTTTGTGTTGCTTTCATTTTATTTGATATAATTAAACTTTAAAAATAGGGGAGTGTCTTTGAAGACACCCCCCATTTTATTAATCCTATTGATTATGCACCGTAACGGAACAAGAAGAAGTTGTTCGCACCAAGTGTACATACAGCACGCTCAGATAAGAAGTTAACTTCCATTGCATCGAGGTCGCTAGTAGCAGCACCACCGGCAGAACCTGTAATCCAAGTCTTGTAACGACGATTCTCAGCCTCAGTAGCACGGTAACGAACGTGTAAGAACGGACGCTTAGCGTTTTTACCAAGTACTTGGTCGTAAACAGTTGTAGAACCTGCAGGAACCAACATACCTGTAATAGTACCTACGGCAGCAGCACCTGTAGGAAGGCCACCGCGCATTGTTGGGTCGTTAAGGTATTTCCAATCTGACTTGTAGAAGTCGTAAGAACCACGACGGAAACCTGTGAAACCAAGGTTCAAAGCCATATCCTTATCGTTGTCAAACAAACCGTAAGAAGTACCACTAGCACCGTAAGAGTTTTGAGATGCAAGGATGTCATCTACGTTCAAGCTAAATGCACGATTTAAGAACAATACGTTCTCTTCGATAGCACCTTGCTTATCCAAACGTTGTAGGATGGTGTCAAAGTCACCCATGTTAGATGGAATACCACCACCAAACACGTTACCACGAGTGTTTACTGCGTAGAATACACCTTCAGAACCTTTGAAACCTGCGCCTACAGCACCTGAACCTGAAGCAGCAGGAACAGCTTCAATCATAGATGTTTCGAGGTAGTCATCAAAGCGAAGACGAGTTTCGTGCTCAGACTTCAAGTACCAAAGGTAACCTGTAGCGCCATTCTCAGTAGTTACTTCAACCCAACCAATTTGAGCCATGTCAGAACCGTTAACAGAATACTTATCCTTAAGGATGATTGGGCTGTTAGAGAAGAAATCGTCATCAGCTTCCAAAGAACCAACCATTCCGTTAGTACCTTTTTTAAACTCAGAACCATAGATAAAGATGGTAACAGTTGAGTTTTGAGCAAAAGCTTGACCTGCACCTTCGTAGTAAGCAACGTCAACAACACCTGTGGTAGTGTTAACAGCAGTTACGATAGCTTTGTTAGAAACACCTGTAGCGTTGTCAGAAACGTTGATTGTTTGTCCTACGCGGATAGCGATTGGCTTAGTACCAACAGTTGGAGTTGGAATTAATACGTCGTTAACTGTGATTGTAGCTGTATCAGAAGTAATAGCTGAGTTAGCGTTACAGTTAGTGTATTTAGTGTGTAGACGACCTTGTTCAGTCCACTTAATCATATCTGAGTTAGACGGCATCTCAGCACCTACCATTCGCAAGAATGAAGATACAGTACGATTTCCGTAACGCTCAAATTCTTTCTCGTAAGTATCAGGAAGATACTGATTCAAGAAGTCGAAGTTAGTAATGTAGTTTGTTTGCAATGCTACTTGTTGAGCATTTGGCTGCAAATTAAACCCGGGGGTTGATAAAACTGGCATTGTTTTGTGTTTTTGTTAGTTATTAATTTTTTCTACTTACAATTTTGAGCTTGCTACCCGAATCAGGGTTTACGGCTCTAATTTTCATTTCCCCATTGCCGATGCTCTCAGGCGCTCTCCTCTCAGACATATTTACATTTTTAATCTTACGACTCAAGTCATCCGTTGCATCTGCTTGGCCTTGCTCATAAAAGAACTTAGCGAAGCGCTCAGGGTTCATTGCCATTGCTAAAGACCTGTGGTATCCTGCTGCGTCTTTCATCAATCCGTTGTCATCCAAATACTTCGTGATAAAGCTGTATGGATTACTCTGAATCTTTTTTATCTCCTCGCGGTCCGTAGGCATAAAGGTGAATTTTTTGTCATCCACAGTAAAATCAAAACCTTTGAAATCACCGTTGAATAATTCTTCAGTCTTTTGCTGAAACCACTCGGCTTTACGCATATTCTCCTCTTCGAGGCTTTTAGCTTCCGACATATATTGTTTATAAGACTCATACTCTTCTAAATCGACTTTAGGAGAAGAGCTCGTGCTTGACTCAAGCGGAACTCTGTATTTCTCTTTTTGGTCGTTAAAGAATTTCTTTGCCTCATTAACAGCCTTTTTCTTTTTGAGTTTTGTCTTCTTAACTACTGACTCATCATCGTAGTCTTCGTCATAGAAAAACTCATCTAATAGTACATTGACGTCATCATCATCCAATCCATCTTGTGTAGACAAGTAGAATTTACGAAGCAAGTCGTCTTCATTCATAGAATCGTAGTCTTTGTTCAACTCCTTAAAGTCTTCAAAACCACGCCCTGTTTCTTTTTTGTACTTAAGATAGGTCTTAACCTCCTCATCCATTTCCTCTTGCTCATCTCTTTGAGATGCCAAGTCATCAAAGGACTTGAGCTCGCGACCATATCGCTTACCTAAATATGAAAGAACTTTATCATCATCTAACTCAGCCTCTTCAGTCTGAGCAGGTGTTGGTGTCGGTTCATCTACAACTTCTACAGGTGGCTCTTGAGCTCCTTCTAGTTGTTGTTGATGTTCATCTAATAATTGTTGTTCAACTTCTTGAACGCTTTTTGATTCGGTCGCTCCCAAATCTCTTACTTTGATTTCCATTTGATTAAAATTTACATTACAAAATTATACATTTTTTTAATAGTATTTTTTCAATACTATCTAGGCTCAAACTCAGCTAAGTCAAATCCATCTAAGCTATCCTCATTTGATTCAAAATCAATTGGAGGTAAATTGTTTTTACGTTGCTCGATTAGTTTGGATTGCTGACTATTCTGAATGGAGATTCTTTTATCCTTAGCCTTCTCCTTTTCGTCCTCTCTTTGCTTTAAAGTTTGAGTATCCATGCCCTTTAATTGCATCTGCATATCAAACTCAGTCTGCATTAGCTGTTGCTTGAGTACGGCTTCGTTTTTCATCTTCTCAATTTCAAACGCTACCTCAGCTTGCTTTATTTGCATCTTAGCTTGAGTCTCTGCTTGAATTTTAGCCATAGCTGTTTCAGCTGCCATCTGTTGTGACTGTAGGTTTTGCTGAGCAACCATAGCCTGCTGTTGCATCTGAAGTCTCTCCTCTCTATCCTGTTTCTTAACTCGCTTAACCTTAAGAAGCTGATTAGCCAATTTAATGTTCTTAATCTCGCGGATATCAATCGCATCTTCAAGGTTAATATCGCCTTTAGATAGCGCGATTTGAATGTTCTGCTCGAGTTGTGCCTTTTCTTCTTCATCAGGTGATATTTCAATAAAGATTCCAAAATCGTAAACGTACAAGTCCTTAATCTCATTTAAGATTGACACATTATACTTTCCAATTCTATTTGCAAAGTCTTCCTTAAAGTCTGCGTATTGTAGAATATCAGCTACTCGGTATGTCATTGCCTCAGCTAATGAGCGGAACATAAACAAACTAGCCTCTAAGATGTGACGTGTAGCTGTGTTTGAGTTAAGCGCTGCGAGCTTCTGTACACCAACCAATGCTCTCGGGTCAGGCATAGAGCCGTCACGTGCTTCGTTAAGTCCTGTGACCGAACGTAGCATATCCATGTAGTGGTTATAGTTTGCAATTAACGTCTGTAGTTTTGACGCGCCCGTACTTCCTGTAATAGCTTGGATAGGAACTCGTCCGTTGTTGAACTCGCCATCTTGGGTGTAGCTACGACCAATTACACTACCCGTTTGGAAGTATAGTCGAAGCGCATCCTCAGGATTGTAAGCAGCTCCCGTACCCAAGTCAACCTCATTAAGACCATCAGCATCGATGAACACACCGTCAGGAACTGTACGTGCAATAACCTGCTGCATCTTTAAGTGCGTAATTTGAATCAAGTCGGCAAATGGAATCATTCGACGAACTAAGGATTCGATTACACCCTTGTACATACGAGGTGCAATAGCTACGTAGTTTGGTATAGCGTGCTGAGATGAAGATTTAGGACGAACCATATTCTCAGACATCTCCCACTTAAGTAGAATGTTTGTACCCATGACCATTACACCTTCGTACCAAACATCAATTATTTTTTCAATCTTCTCGAACTTACCCTCTTCCATCATGTCTGCAGGAGGGTTGAACGTATCGTCTTTTGCAATTACGCGAACACCACCATTCTCCAAGAACTTTTTCTTATAAACAACTTTCTTAGTGGTCTTGTAGTTAAAGTATAGCAACGTACAAGTATCACGGTAGAAGATGTCATTTTGGTAGTACTGAGCTACGTTGTAGTAGTCGTACCAACTTTGGCTGTATTTTGATATTTCAGCTAAATCATCAGTAGTTAATGATTGGTCAATCTTTAAAAGCTCCGTAATAGGAACTGTCTTAATCTCACCCCAATAAAAACAATCCTTAAAGTAAGGGTCTTCAGTGTAGCTATATACCACGTTTGCAGGGTCTACGTATGACACTTGAACACCTGCTCCGGGAAGGAACTCATGCTTAGCAACAGAGATACCTAGAACCGTAAGGTCATAGTCAAGTCTCTTACGTAAATCCATGTACTTGTTTTCCTCAAGAATAGTATTGATAGCTTCTTCTTCAGCAATCTCGATAGCAGGCTTATAGTTAAGCTGCATATACAATGATAGTTCCTCATCAGTTTCAGGAAGGTCCTCGGGGTTCATAACAAATGGGTCAAATCCTGACTTCTCTTTGATTTTCATCAATGGAGCCTTTGCAATCATTTGTCCCTCAAGTACATCTTGAAACTTACTTCTCTTTGCTTGAGACATTGCATCCTGTGCGTAAGCCTTAACCTTAAACATACGGTCAGACATACCGTTCACAACGATGTCAACAAATTTAGGTAGGATTGGAACGGGAGTCCAATCTAGATTTAAGTATGACAGGTCACCATCAACTGAAAGTTCATTTTTATATTTAGCAACAGACTGCTCGCCACGGGCGTACAACCTTAAACGATGGAAGTCTCTCCATTGGCTGTAATATCTACACTGATTTCCATCCTTACGAAACCACTCGTATTGGATAGCTTGCCCTATTTGGATGCCAAATTCTGCAGTATTCTTTTCTGCGTCAGAAACAAATTGACTCGGAAATGCAGTTGAGGGTACGTTTACTTTTACTTCTTTCATTTAATAAGTTGACTTATATTCCCATCATTACTATATCTTGCAAATTTAAGAGATATTTTTGATTCTTTTTTCTCAGGTATGTATAAGTGCTTCTGATTGGCCATAATAGCCAATCCCGAGCTAATAGAGGCATCAAATTTAGTTCTGTCGCTAATATCGAACCTAGCCCAATCACTAAGCGTTCTAGTGAACGGCATTGTGCCCATCTCATCAGGCTGCCTGTATATACCTGCTGAATCTAATCCAACGTACTTCTCGATGTAACTCTCTATAGCTGATGCATGAGATTGCTTAACATCCTCTGATGAATTTGGTATACCACCTAGCTCACGCTCTGTTGGCGTCAACTTAGAGTAATGCTTGTCAGGCCTGTTTATTGAGTAAGGTCTATAACCTCTATTTTTAAAGTGGTAGAGCAAACGAGGTTTGTTGTTCTCAATAAGAATTGGCATACCGTAAAATACACAGGCCATCAAAACCTCTTCAAAGAATATCTCTGCTGTTTGAGGCCTAGCAATGTACTCCAAAAAGAACTCATTTGTAGGACCCTCATCCATGTGGAACTTAGTCATTCCGTGCAGCGAGCCATTTGAACCTCTTCCGCCAACAACTGCCGATATGTCATAGGGGTCACAACCAAACACCCCCATGTGCTCATTGGCAGGGTATCTAAGGCCGTTTTTCTCTATTACTCTGTTCTGCAAGTGAGCAGGAGGAACCCACGACACCAAGAACCTACCATTTTTATCAGGTGAGAATACAACCTTGCTATCCTTAATACCATCTCTCCAATGAAATGAGCCACGTGTTAAGTAGTGCTCTGATATTAAGGCGTCATTGTAGTCAATCTGCTGATATATCTTAGTAAGGTTGAACAATGAGGATTTACTCTCATCTCTAAATGCGTGCGACTCAGTACGAGGGAACTGACGATAGAACTCATTGAGTGCATCGGCGTCACCTTTAAGCGAGTCAACCTCTGCCTCCCAATAATCGATAGCTCCGTTTGTAATCCAATTCCCGTCAACGCCTCTGATTTTATCAAATGGTTTTCTAAACACAGGCATACCATGGATATCTATAAAGCCCTCCATGTTCCACTCCATAGGAATAAACAATGCGTAAAGGCCTGACTTAGTCTGTCCGTTGGCATTTCTTGTCGTAACCCTAGAGTCCTCATAAAGTTTTTTATAGTTCTCACCACCTTTGCTCAGCGCATTTGACGTAGAGCCCATCATGCACTTACCAATAATCTTAGAACCTAAACGTAAACAAGTCTTAGTTACACGCCAATTGTTTAGGATGTTGTTCGGCTTCGTCCACTTGGCAGATTCGTCATGAGCCAAGAACTTTAACTTCTCACCATCGTAAGAGTTCTCCTCTGTATTTTTCCAGTCAATCGTGGTGTCTAGACCTGTAATCTCGTTGTCATCCACATCATGCATATTCTTCTTTGTAATCTTAGCCGCAGGAACGCGATACGCAAGCTCAGTCTTTGGCTTATCCATACCATCCATAACGGGCTTGAAAAAGAAAGGAAGATTGCTGTTGATTGGTACAACCTTGTCGGTGAACATTTTCTTGGCATCCGCTCCCGTCTTTGATAGCATACCAACACGAGAATCCTTAGCGAGAGTTGCGATGTTTACGCACTCAGATGACGACATGAATGAGAATCCCGAGCGACGTATCTTTAGATATATCATACCAAAGCTACGCGGGTCAGCCATGCAGGCCTCCCAAAATATAAAGAAGATTCGATTTGCTTCACGATAGTCAGGGTATCCAATGTCAATCTTAGACCACTGAAGATACATATAATGCGACCCTGTGATGTAGGTAGGCGTTCCGTTGTTCATAAACCAACACCCCTGCTCACGGTGGTCAAACTCCTGCTCGATGTAATCTACCCACCTGTTCTTGAACTCGGCAGGCATATCGTTCCATTGAAATATAGATTGAATGCGATTTAGCTCCTTTGGAATATCCATTCTCTCCCAATACTGCTCAGATGATTTATGGTGTCTTTGAAGACACTTTTGAGGAACCTCAGGAAGAGCAATTCTTAGACCTTGTATGTCTACTATCTCTCCAATACGTCCTGTCTTTGATATAACAACCACGTCGTAGTCTTCGTTGTAACCATACGTCCATGACCTATCGTTATTCTTTCGAGTGAATGCAGCCTTTGGTATAGCCTTCTCGACGACCTTATATAAACTACTTCCCTCCTGCACGACGTTCAGCGAATCCTTGTTTAGTATCTACCTTACTAGGGCCTTTATCTAGTATCTCCAAGTTCTCTCGTTCTAGCTCAATGCGATTTAGAATCTCAAACGCATCGAATATAGCGAGCTTTTTCGTAGCTGCAGCATTTTTTAATCTATCTGCAGAAAGCTCATCCTCAGGGTCAGGCTTAATGATTTGCTCTTTAGCAACCTTTATTAGCTGCTCAACAGCTTGCTCTCCTGCCGAGATAATTCTAAGCTTTATTTCCTTTACCTTGCTCATAACAGAATTTTTATGTTTTGCTCAAGCATACGATACATCTTCTTGTCGTTAACAGTAAACTCGTATTCAGAGTCAGGCTCAAACGAAATTAAATCACCCGAATTAATGCCTTGAGATTTCAAGTACTCACTCGGGTAACGCATTGTACCCATTAGCGGCTCCTCGCTGAATGGTTTGTAAATAAACGAATCAACCGTATCAACAGGCTCAACAAAGCAGAATCTTCCATTAGCAGTCCAATCACCATCCTTTTTGTACATATAGAATTGGTCAAAGTCAACAAAGAACAAGTCGTCTTTAAAAAAGCTCATTCCGCTTTTTCTACGGCCCTGAACGTCGTTGTAGAACTTAAATACGTTATGGTGAACGATTAGTGTATCACCCGGCTCAATTGGCCCGGTATATCCTATAGGGGTTTCAATAACCTCAGCGTACCTGTTCGAGAATTTGAAGTCTTCTTCTGAAGTGCTAACTATTAACTCAACTCCTCCAAAGTCCCCGGTATTGCTGTATCTCTTCCCCTCCATAGGTTTTACTATGAAGTAGAATGGGGATTTCATTAATAATTTATATTATATTCGATTGCAATTGGCATGGTGTGCGTGAACTCCTTCCACAGCACAACCTCCTCTTTTTTATTTATGATGTAAATCTTGATTGAAGATTTGTCAATATCGTATCGGATTAGATGAATCGTATTTGAACCACCCAATATCTCTTGACCACAGATGTAGTGCATAGCGCTACCCTTGTAGTCAGGACCGATAGATATTTTTCTAATATCCATTAGCTAAGTTTCCAAATTTGAATTTGAGATGACGGAACGTTAGGCCAACCACCTAGAACTGTATGTCCGTATAAACCACCTTGGTTAACACCTGATGAGTCACGCATAATTTGAAAACGAAGAGAATCTCCTGCTTGCGCTTTAAACGGAATAGTCACTTCATATGGTACATCAAGGTTTGGCGTATCAAGATGGAATCCTTTTGTAGCACTAATTTGAGTTCCATTTAAAAGAACTCTAAATAAAAGAATAGCTACACCACCCGATGAGCCTTGTCTCTCAACAGAACCAAATGCATTTATAAAATAAACACCTCCTGTATTAAATACGATTGTGCCGCCTGCATCAAGTGATACATCTACATTTGATTGTGCAGCTCCAAATGATACAAGTAATGGTGTATCTAATGCTGATGGAGCTTGAGTAACAAATGACGTTCCGTTTAATACTTGAGGAACATTTAACGTATTTACAGTTAAGTAAGTATTAGAGTCAACTGTACCATTGGCCTTCAAAAATTGAGAAGATGTGCCTCCAACTTTAACGAAAGAGTTAGCAGTAATGTCGTTAGAACCTAAGTTTACATCAGCAGATGCACCTGTATAAGGAACGTAACTATTTAATGATGCAGCTGTAGCATACGTAGTTGAATCTACAGAACCATCAGCCTTCAAGAACTGTGCAGATGTGCCACCTGCTTTAGTAAAAGAATTAGCAGTAATTCCGTGAACACCTAATGTGACAGGACCTAAAGCACCTGTATATGGAACAA